AACCTACGTTTCCGGGTGATGTAACACCGGGGTTTGTTGCTGACGCAGTACCATACTTAGTACCATACTTACCGAAGAATGGGATGTTCATTGACTTGAAGATCTTGATACCTGCAATCTCAATGATTCCGTTTCCTTTCTGTAAGCTATCACCCTGCTCGTCACGGTTAACTAGACCGTTAGAACCTACAGCTTGGATAAGTTCATAGTACTGGCGAGGGTTTAATACACCTACTCTACCTTCTGTACTAATTCCTTTTTCGTCTAATGCAGCAGCGGCATCATAGAAGCCGTTGATTAGACACTCAGAGTCGTATGCTGCAGTAGCGTTAGTAACTCCAGATCTAGTTAGTTGGATCTGTGTTCCACCGGGTTCTACAAAGTTAGACTTAGTGATAGGTGATGCCTGTCTTGCTCCCTTTGCGATTGCACGGAAGATAAGTCTGTCATACTTCTCAGCAAGAGCATATCCAATCTTCTTAGATATCTCTCCTCTCAATTCGTAATGAGCCAATGTTTCATCTAGCTCGTATACAAACGCTGAACTGATTAGAAGGTCATCAATAGTGATGGTCTTCTCAGCTACTGGAGGTGCTCCATCGGAGTTACCGAGGATAGCGTTACCCGGAGTATGATACTCAGCGGTTGTACGACCTGTGTAGATGAACTGTAAACTCTTACCATTTTTAAGAGTTCTCTTCATTACTAGATCCCGAGCAATTGCATTGTTCTGGAATCCTTTAAACATTTCTCCACTGAACAATTTGAGATATAAAGCTCTCGCATCGTTAGCGGAGTTCAGTTGACCCGGCCTCGTGAGTGAGGAGGTCAAATCAGATGACTGATGTGCCATTATTTTATGTTATTTAAAAATAGATATTTACTTTCTTCAGCTGAAATTTTTTGATCATTTTGTTGTGGTCTTTCCCACCGTCTAGACGGCTAATGGGTATCTCCGTAGAGGCCAGAAGCCAATTAGAATGAGGTCCGACATTGAGGTGTCTCATTCCTGTGGTAGTTCAAGTGCATTGTTTCTACCATAATAAAAAAGGATAGCAGCCCGAAGACTACTATCCATAGTTCATTGAATTTTTTCACATCGATGAAAGAACTTCAGCGATAGTGATTTCCTCATCAAATTTTTCGGGAGTTTTTTCATGCTCCTCTGGCTTGTTATGATGAGTTTCAGGACTAAAGGATGTAACAGAAGCCCTTGCTTTACTGGTTTGGTGTGCCATATGTTTTTGGTAAAGTGTACTCTACGCCACGATACTTGAGTTTAGTAAGTCTTTTAAGATCTGTTTGCTCTTTAACACGAGCTTGTAGTTCTACTGGAGACATAGTAAGTTCCTCATAGTATCTGATCCCCGTTCCATGATCAGATTTCATGCGTCCTAATTAGGATGAACGGACGTTAGGATTAATAACCTTTCTTTGTACCCTTTTTCTTAGGTGGGCGGCCTACTTTTGAACCATAGGTTCCTTTGCCTTTAGGCATTTTGAATCACCTCCGATGATGTTGACGCTAGGTCAAGTGGAAAATTGTGAGCGTTACGCTCGTGCATTACTTCCATACCAAGATTAGCACGGTTTAATACATCTGCCCAAGTAGGGACAACCCTACCACCTGTGGCTAACACGGACTGGTTAAAGTTGAATCCGTTGAGATTAAAAGCCATAGTGGAGATTCCCATACTGGTAAGCCATATGCAAACGACGGGCCAAGTAGCAAGGAAGAAATGTAAGCTACGACTATTGTTAAAGCTGGCATATTGGAAGATAAGTCTCCCAAAGTAGCCATGAGCCGCAACAATGTTATACGTCTCCTCCTCTTGACCGAATTTATATCCATAGTTTTGTGAGGTAAGCCCAGTGGTCTCCCTAACGAGTGAACTCGTAACGAGACTTCCGTGCATTGCAGCGAAAAGAGCACCGCCGAATACCCCAGCAACACCGAGCATATGGAAAGGATGCATGAGGATATTGTGTTCGGCTTGGAATACGAACATAAAATTGAAAGTACCGCTAATACCAAGAGGCATTCCATCACTAAAACTCCCCTGTCCGAATGGATACACGAGGAAGACAGCAAAGGATGCTGCAACAGGTGCGGAATAAGCTACACAAATCCATGGCCTCATACCTAATCGGTAACTAAGCTCCCACTGTCTCCCCATGTAAGAGACGATACCGATAAGGAAATGGAAGACGACGAGTTGATAAGGTCCACCATTGTAGAGCCACTCATCGAGATTCCCCGCTTCCCAGATAGGGTAGAAATGTAAGCCGATTGCGTTAGAGCTTGGGACAATGGCTCCTGAGATGATGTTGTTTCCATATAATAATGAGCCGCTAACTGGCTCTCTGATTCCATCTATGTCTACTGGTGGTGCTGCTATAAAAGCAATTATAAAACAGGTCGCTGCTGTCAAAAGGCAAGGGATCATAAGCACGCCAAACCACCCCAAATAGAGGCGGTTGTTTGTGCTTGTTACCCACTCACAAAAGTTTTGCCAATTGCTAGACCTCTGTAAAGTAGTTGTTGCCATTTAGAAGACACCTGGGATGATTTGACCAGTAGTGACGTATGCACCAATAGCTGCAACAAAACCAATCATTGCTAACTGTCCGTTTGTTTTTTCGGCTGTTTCAAAATAAAACTGTTCTTCGGCTACTCGTGCTGGTACTTCTTTTGCGTAAATGTTATCAGGCATTTTTATAAAATAAATAAAAGGACGTGAGGCGATGATGAATGTTCAGGTCGCCGCGTCTAATTACTTCTTTTTACCACCTTTCTTTTTTGGTGGTCTACCTTTTTTAGTGCCGTATGTGCCGGGTCCGTATGGTGACATAATTTTTTTAAGGTTTAAATTCTTTGCCTATCCCTTTCTGTGGATTCTTACCGGGATAAGGTGGTTTTTTCTTAGAGGATTTTTTAATTCCACATCCTTCATTAAAAGCGGCTTCAACGCTTGGGCTTCCTTTTGCCATAATTAAAAATCAATGTTAGATCGTTCTAGTTTTGCTTGTATAGATTGTCTATATGCTGGGTCATCATGATATCTATCATCTTCCATAGCTTTAATAAGTTCAGCTTGGCTATTAAATACATCGTTAGAAGCTTTAGGTGGTTTACCTGTAATTAATTCACCATCTCTACCTGACGCATCTTGATATTTTAATGCTAAAGCTTGTACGGCAAAGTAAGCCGCTAAAGGATCGCCCTTAGACATTACTGCATCGTAAAGTTTTACTTCTTGTTCAGGCAGGTAATTACCCGCCCAATCTACAAGGTTGCTGTACTGTTCTTCACCGCCTACTAAGTTTTCTATTTGTTGTATATCAGCATCTGAAAATTCTCTTGGACCTGCATTTTCAAAAGTGTTTCGTTGCTGCATTGCCATCTTTGCAACTTCCACAGGGTCCATTTTTTGTAGCTGTTCAAAAGTTTCTTTAGTTAAACCTTCTCTTTCATCCCATAGTTGGTCAAGAATGTTTTCTTTAGGTTCAGGTTTATCTTCTTCTACCTCAACTTCTTCCTCTACTTCTTCGACCTCTTCTACTTCTTCTGATTTATTACCTATTTTACTTTCTAATTCTTTGTATGCTTTTTCTAATTCCTCTTTGGTTTTATATTTACCTGCTAGTAGCTGACTTTCGTTCTCTTCCATTTGCTCCCCTATCTCTAGGGATTCTTTTTCATCTTCAGATAAATTATCCTCAGTCGTTACGGTTTCTACGTCAGCTTTATATGTGTAAGTTTGTTCTTCGCTCATAGTTGTTCAGGTGGTGGTGTATTTTGAGTACTTTGTGGTGCAATCTCTTCAGCTAATGCAGGGTTTTTAGATGGGTCCATTATTGGAGTTTTTAACATTGCAGTTTGTTGTTCTGCCTGTTGTGCCTGCATTGCCATTTGCTGGGCTTGTTGCTCTTGGCCTTGTATCTCTTGCATTGATCTCACAAGATTTAGAGTTTCAATACCCTGAGCTGCAGCTAGACGTTTAACTACTTCCTCTGGATTAATAAATTTTTGTACTGCCTCTGGACCCATTGTATTAGCTACAACAGTTAAAAATTGTCCTAAGCTTTCAGCATCTTGATTTCTACCTAATGCATTGATACCAGCCACTAAAGTAGGTTTAACTATATTTTTGGGAAGCCTTGGAATCTTTCCTTGTTTTTGGAATTGATTCAAATATCTGTTTAAATATGGCAGTAAGAATGATGTAGTAAGTAATTGGAATATACCTGCGAGTTGGCGTTCAAGAGCTGTCTGAGTCATTCTCACTTCCTCGGCGGTAGTGCGTTCTGAATCTCTAACAGCATCTGCAAGAAACGCTTCGTTTAATCTCTTCTCTATTACTTGCGTCATCTCAAACGCGGTTTTAAAATCTGCAGTCTTACCTACTGTTATTACTCCAACGTCATCAGGACGTGAACTAATGATTGCCCCATTTGGTGCATTACTCAGCGTGCTTGGTTTCGTGGTAGAACTAGGCGATAAAGTAAATACGACTTTTGCAGCCGCCGCACTTCCTTCAACTAATGCTTGTGACAAACCTTCAAGAGATTTTAGGTCGCCAATAAACTGTCCACACCTGCCTCTGCCATAATTTTCTCCTTCCACTGAATTCCACGTCAACGGCAACCAAGGTGTTAAATCTATAGGAGCTTTGCCTCTAGATTTTTCTAATATTTTACCGTGTACTTCTTGATGCCAAACAAATCTATTGTTATCTCTTTTGACGTAAGTGTAGATATCACATTCCTCTACATCAGATACCGATTTATCTACAACTGAATCGTATTGATTTAAAATTTCAGGTGGTAATTGATCTTCAATTAATTTTTTAGCAATTGTTTCTTTCGTGATTATTTCGATCACATTTCCGCTACCGTCTTTTTCTATAACGTAACGATTAAGCGGGTATAACTTTAGACCATCCTTACTCATAAAAATTAAAACATTACCACCTACAATTAAATGTAGTAATGCTTCATGTATGACAACACGATCATTAGACGCTGAAATAGCTTCTGTAATTGTGCGTTCAATTTTTGCAAAAGATAAGTCTAGTTCCGATTTAACTTGTGGTCCAAATTCCTGACCAAGTTGACTTTCATCTACCTGTAATTTAAAGAAGCTAGTTTGCACTGGTAGCATTGCTAGCATTAATTTACTAGCAAGGGTGGTACACAGTTTAGCCCCAACAGCTTGGTAAGGTGTAGGCAAATTCCTCATCCCTTTTTGGAATTGGTCTTTTGTAATTAAATACGGAAGTGTTAATTCTGCCGCTTGTTCTGCTTCGCTTAGAAACTGGGTACGTTCTCCTGATAAATAATCATACCTAGTTTTTGCTGTCATTTTTTATTTTTGATTTAATGAACTTGTCGATAAAGATGAGCCGCTTCCACTGCCTGAACTATTTAAACTTTTAAATGCGTTCATAAAACCCATCATATTTTGATATGGATTAGCTGCCGCTACTCCACCTGGAGCCCCGCCACCGTATCCCATATTTGGGTAGGAGTAACGACTACTGCCAAACAAACCATCAATCCCACTTAAAGCAGTCATAAATTTTAAAAACTGGTCAAAGCTATTGTCTGATGTAGTTGACGGATTATTTGTATTAGCAGTGTTTGATGTATCGACAGTGGCTGATGTGTCAACAGTATCTGCTGTATTAGCTGCTGCGTCTTCTAATGTTTTTATCTTACTGTTGGCATCGGTTAATTTATTTTCATACCAGTTGTCAGTACCTTTCCATGTATCTTTCATGGCTCCAGTTTCATCAAACATATCTGAGTACGATGGAACCGTACCAGCTCTTACACCATCACCTCTAGCTATAGAATCCCTTGCGGCTTGTCTATTCTGTTGAGCTAAAGTAGCAGATCTTCCTTTGAACGCACTTGGTAAAGCGTCTAACACTGATTCCGCAGGGTTTCCCTTACCTGCATCTTGAAATTCTTTTACTTTTAAAGCTCTATCTTTGTATTCATCACTACCCATTAAAGTTTTTTTGATTGAGTCAAGTGATGTACGTTGTTGGTTAAGCTGTTTATTCCAATAATCAAAACCGCCTTCATCTATATCTCTTCCAACAGTAGATTGATATAGTTTATTTAAGGCACTTAAATTAGCCATTAGGATCTTCTTTTATACGTGTTTTTATCCACTCCACAACGTCACGCTGACCAGCTTTGAACATGATGGTTTCAATTGATTCATTGGGAGAAGGGTTTGTAGGTGGAAAAATAATCTCTAGTTCTGAGATAATTTGTTCTATTGATGGGCCGATTATTGGCTCAAGAATATTGGGGGAGATTGACATTACTGTGTTCAAAAAATGCTATTGCTCTTGCTCTTTTTGTATCGTTAAGCTCTGGGGCTTTGCCCTCATACATCAATCGATCTGAGGTATCGGTCCAAAAATTTTTGCTCAAATATTTATCGCCGTAAGTATTTTTACTTAGTGGCTCCATAATCCAGTGGATAGTGGCTTTGCGGAGCTTGTCGAGAGATGGACTAGGGTTAAGGTCTAATTCTTTACAAACTAATGTATTACATGATACGTGAACCTGTTCATCACGAGAGATATCCATCGATATACTCCTTAATCCACCGTCACCATTAAATCTAAAAAATGGCAGTAGAACGAAAAATATCGCTCTTTCTGCCACTAATGCTTTTACTATTTCATGGTCTGGATGTGCCATCCATGCATCTCTAATTCTTTTTGCTTCAGCCTCTGCTTTCGGGTCTACACCATGAGCATCCGTAGCAAAACCTAAAGCTTTATCATGGTTAAATTCATCTCTTACATTCGATTCAAGGAGACGTATGGCAGATGAGGGAACCTCTTTACCAAGTGTCTCAGTAATCCATTCACCCACAGGTAGCTCCATGTGCCTAGCTGCGAGACAACGGTAGAGGGCTTCTTCGCTTCCTTCTTTAAGTTTTCCAGCGTCTGGTTTAACTGGGGTCCATTTTCTCTTTCTATTGAGTAATTTTTCATATGGGTTTTTCATTCTTGACATTCACAAGCTATTGGGTCACTGTCTGGTTTGTCAGACAATATGCCCTGCAAATATTCATCGACGTCTAGATCCCCTAATGCTGCGTGTACATCGGTCTTGTCTTGTGTCGTACTCATTACTTGCAACGCATAGTACATACTGGTTTGCGGAGACCGAAGCCACTCATTTATAAATTCTTCGTCGTATGTGACCATATCTGACCACGTATTAAACGAATATCCATGATGAAGTCCTGTGGATATTAAGAGGTTCATAAAATTATCGGCTACTTTTTTATAAGCATCCCATCCTACCTCTTCAGCTATTTCAACTGGGCCATAATCGTAACTCTGAACACCGTGAATAGAACTATCTCTATCCACATATCTGCTGATAGGTGGTGCTATTTCAGGTGTTGATGTATAGCCTTCTTTTGTTTTACTTCTATAACTACAGCTAGCGGTAGGAGCTATGCAAAAAGCTCTTTCCATGCCGTAGTACTTAGCGACCTCAGCCGCTTCTTTAATTCCTTCATATAATTCGCCTGCAATAATCCCACCAACACCTTTTCTGATGTTGTTGTGTAGAACATCATGTAATGCGTCTCCAAATTCTGCATAAGAAACACTGTGTTGTCCAAGTAAATTAGCTAGTCCAAGGAATCCAAATCCGACTTGGCGATCCGTGGCTGGCATTTCATATTGGCCTGACCGTCCAACACCAGTTTTAGAATGAAGTTCGCACAAGTCTCGCATACCCTCACGGATAGATCCACGTATTTCCCCGATTTCGCACGCTCCCATGTTGCAATGCTGCAACAGGCATGTGCATCGACTGCGTAAAAAGATTTCCAGGCAGACGTTATTTCTGATCCTTTCTCCATTTTTGTCATATCTTATTTTGGCAAGCCAAATGTCTCCAGCTTTAATGCCTTCGATGATGGCGGTTTTAGTTTCTCCACTTGCTGCGTCCCAACTTTCTTGATCAAGGTTGACGCACCTTTTGACCCAAGGGAGTTCAGATCTAGGAGTTTGCACGAACTCAAGAATATCGTCACAAAAGATATCAAGGCAAAGCGTAATCGCACCATTGGGATATTTTCCCCCTCTTCTAAGTACTTCATTTAATACAGAATAGATTTTTCCAAATGAGACGGGGCCAGATGCGGTAAGCCCTTTGCCGTTCTCATGTCCTCTTGGACGCAAATTAGATAGGTGTACTGCGACGCCTGCTCCATGGCGAAGGCCATATGATGTAAAGATCCAAGAGTTTTGAATTGAGTCTCCACTTTCTTCAATGCTATCGTCTACGGTTATTTGTGTACAACTGACGGGTAGGCGTTGTTCAGGATCATCAATCCAATTCTGAACCCTGCCAGTTCTGGCTATGGTGTGTGCGTATTTTTGATTCATTTATACTAAATCGTCTAAGTGTGGTGGTTTATAGTTTTTACCTTTTAATACTTTTCCATCCTCTCTATATTTAGGATGACCATTTTCGAGTTTAGACATATTGCTTTCATGTACTCGTCGGTATGATTCATCTAAGTCCCAACCCATATTTGCAGCGTATTGATAACAAACATATACGAGGTCAGATAACTCTTTTAAAGCTTCTTCATGTAGTGCAAGGCTTTCACGAAATAACATGCCTTCCGCTTCTAAGAATTCTTTAAATTCTTCAACGATCAAATTCCTCTGTAAGGTACGGGCCTTCAACGTCTTTGTGTTTTTCACTGCGAACGCATTCCTGAACTCGTTTGCTTGTTCTAAATTCGACTTCATTTTTTAGGTAGTGGATTGCTTTTTCTAAATCGTCAATATCGTCATATTTGTGATCAGCACGGCAAACGTATTTAATAACATTACCGAGATGAAAGTTAAGTCCTTGGTCTCTTATAAAGTCCCAGACTTGGATGCTCCCCCTTTTGTAGTACGTAGGGCCACTAAGATTTGAGGTGGTTTGGGCCATTTGTCGATTAAATTAGTAATTGAGTTTGAAAGTACAAAATTTTGCTCTTGTAATGCCATAAATACGGTGCAAATATCTTCTCTACTTGTTGCTGGGTTTTCTATTGCGTCCTTAATCTGCCTCAACTTCAAGTCTTGCTCCATCGTCAAAGCTGTAATTGGGGGCGGGGGTCCATAAGATGGGTTCTTTTTTTTGGAAGTCATAATCGTCTTTTGTAAGAATTTTTGCTAGTCGAGCGTTCATCAAAGCTACATCTTCAGATAGTCCTTTTTCTGCGTATGCATCAACTACTGTTTTCCATGTATAACCCTTTTCCTCAAACAACTTAATAGCTTTTTTTATGCCAATACCAGGAATTCCGCTATAGCCATCGGTTGCGTCTCCGCTAGTGAGCTGTATTGCATGCCATCTACGAGCGAATTGTGGTGTGATGACTGTGACATCTTCAAAGTTATATAAATTCCCAGGTATTTGTTTCATATCTTTATCAGGTGAAACAATTATATTTCCTGGGTTTTGCGTACTATACAAACCAATAGCATCATCAGCTTCAAGTTTAGGTATTCGTACTACATCAAATTCCTCAGCTAATTTATTTATAACTCTTCGATATCCGCATGGTTTCTTTTTTTGTCGGTTGCCTTTGTAGCTGCTTTCTATATCTTTTCTAAAATTTTGACTATCACTGAAAAATAAAATTAAGTTACCAAATGCACCAAATTTTAAGGCAATTTTTTCTAGCTCTCTTCTTACCATTCCATAGGCTTCAGAAAATCTAGAAGTAACAACTATAATGTCGTCGCCAAAATCAATCTCGCTTTCACATCCAGCACAACATTTATATACGACAAAATCGCAGTCTACAAGAATCTTCATTTCCAGAAACCCTCCCAACCTTTAGGCTCTTGTCCTTTTATCCATCGAATTTCTCTTGTGATTGGGTGAATGTAAACGTGTGCAGATCCACGCTTTTTAGCTCCCGTTGTTTTCCAATATCCATCTTGCTCTCTCATTTGCTTAACATCGCATTTGATAATCTTGCCTTCCCACTCCAGTACTAAATCTGTAGCACCAGTTCTATATATGTTTTTGAATACTTCCGCACCTTTTTCAGATGCCTTTAATGCGACTTGGTATTCCCAATAGTCTCCTAACCTTGCGTCGTCATCAATGAACGTCGGCCCAAGTGGACCCACTCTTTGCGTCGGCTTCGATTTTAACTCGCAACTTATAGTATTCTCCAGCTCTAAGGGCTGAGTTTTCAAGGGTGAACTTAAGGTCATTTATATCGTTTTGTTTGCACTCGTATTGAATTTCGTCGTGGATAAAAGCTAATTGGTGAGCACAAATACCAAGAGCTTTTATTGTGTTATATGTAATTAAAAGCCACCGTTTTGCCAAGCAAGCACAGGAACCTTGAATAATAAAGTTTAATGCTTTGTGGGGGCTTTCTACTTGAAGTGTTCGACCATCAATAGTTTTGATCGAACCTCCAGATGCCCGCTTCGATACAGCCTGTAATAGCTCATCCAATCCAGGGGTTGCTTTGACAAATGCTTCTCTAATTTCTTTTCCTTTTTTTGATGCATTATCCTCACTTAGTAATGGGTCATAGCTCCAACCTATTCTTTTATTCGATCCTCCATACATCCAACAGTACGTGATTGTTTTTATTTGTTTACGTGACACGCCGATTGCATTAGCGTTGACTTGATGAATGTCTCCTGTAAGTAGAATTTTTGCGTAACGACCTCCATCATAACGAGCCAAGAGATGTGAGAAATAACGCAATTCAACACCACAAAGGTCAGCCCCGACCATATAATAATTCGGGGATGCACAGAAGAGTTTTCTAAAATTTTCATCGGAATTTACCTGACTAAGGTTGGGTGTACGGTGATGGCATCGATGTGTAGCTGTACCAACTGCACAATGATGATGGATACGATTAGATGTCGTAACAAGTTTGTTGTAGGCGTTGACGCCTTCTGATAGACTCCCTAACTGTTTTTTTAGGGTCAAGCATCGGACAAGTATCATCGCAATATCCGTCCCAATTTCCTTCAACACTTTCTCGTCTATTACAGGTTTCCCGGTCGCTGTTCTCAGCGTCGGTTCCCATCCGTAATGTGTTTGCATTATCCATGCTATGTGATCTCTACTCGTAATATTGAATTCTTTGAGACGTGTAAACGTACACCCCTCTACATATCCTTGTGTTTTATTATTTCTTCTAGGAGTAAAAGTTGATCCGTACACGAAAGGGTGTTTCCTTCGAAGTATCCGATAATTTTCTTCCAGTTCGGTCCTGATACTTTCCTCAAGTTCCCGTGAAGATTTCGCATCAAAATACCATCCATGTTCCTCCTGTTCTTGTAATATCAGTGCTACCTTGTGCTCCATTTGGACCCATTCAGGTAGCTTTGGAAGTGATCGCATAATTTAGTTGTGACTCTTACATCTTGTTCGCAATAGGTTTCCATCTCTTGTGACCACTCAGACCAATCTGTAGTTTCACCAAACTCTCCTTTATACTCTCCTAATCTGTAGCCGTATGCTTTTAAACTGTGGCGTCCGTATTGACTAAGTGGCATGTTAGGCCATTTATGATTTTGGTCAATTTCTAATAAATTAGGATGGTATAAACGTGATAATAGCAATGTGTCTACTATTTCAGCCCTAGTAGAGAAGAATGGGTAAAGCTTTCGTATAGCTGGTAAATCAAAATGGATACCGTTATGGGCGATAATAGTATCAGCAACAGAGAGTTTAGATAATCCCTCAGTAATTGAATACTTGTTATTTTTCTCGTCATTGAAAGTTTCAATTTCATTTAACTCCGAGTTGTAAATTGCGATGCAATGTATTCTTGATAAATCTTGTAAAAGACCATTGGTTTCAATGTCGAATACGAGTGTTATCTTTCCAGACATATGTTTTGTCTACAAATTTAGCTTTTTCAATCTGTAGTTTGGTAGGTGGGTTAGGTTTATGTAATTCTGGACTAAACATTTTCACTAGATCATAAGTAGGATATACCATTAGAAATCTGTTGAGGGGTTAAACTCTGGTTCATTATCTACTTCCTTAAATTTACATGTCTCATTATTGTAGCTAAGCATAGAAGCTACACCGACTAAACCACTGTATCTGTTTTTCAATACTCTTAAAGTTGTATTCCCTCCATCGTCTCTTTTTTGACTATCAGCTTCGAGGGTTATTACTGAATCGCTTATTTGCGAAACGCTGTGAGATCCTCTAAGGGATGCCAAGCTAACGCGACCTCCCTCCTCTGCACTTTTAGAATCACTGCCACCTCTTCTTAAATGTGAGACAAGAAAAAGAGTTATTCCCGTTCGTTCAACAAGTGAACGTAAATCGGTCATCACTTGATCAATAAGCCGACGTTCATCTTTAACTTCTTTTAAACCAGAAATTAATATCGACAGGTGGTCTAAGAATATAATTTTGCAGTCAAGACCAGTAGCTAAATACTCAATACGGTTATAAATTAAATCGCATTGGAAAGAACCAAAACCATCAAAGAGGTAGAGATTCCAATTAGCAATTGTTTTGTTATACGCTTCTTCAAGTTCTTCTTTCTCATACTCTTTCAAATGAAATGGTTTGCCTAAAGAGGCAGACATCAAGCCGAGGGCTGTCCGTCTATTTGATTCTTCAAGACCCAGGAAACCAACCCGTTCTCCTTTATCAAGAAGGTAGCTTGCAAGTTGCCTGACAAATGTTGTTTTGCCTCCCCCTGTGGGGCCAGTAATTGTGAGAAGCTCTGAATGCCTGATCCCTCCCAACTTTTCGTTAAGTCCATTGAATTCGTATTTATAAAGACAAGGTTGATTTGGAGTAGTGACTAAATCAAATAAATTTTTTCCATCAACAATTCCATCAGGTCGGTAAGTTTCAGCGTCCCAGATTGCTTTTCTTATGGCTTGCGTGTTGTTTGCCTGTAGTGCATCACTGGCATCCTTGTAATTATCAAGCCGAGCGATCTTTACCTTTCCAGGTGGAAGGATGCTGCAAACTTCCTCAGTTGCTTTTCTCCCTGCGTCGTCATTGTCGAAAAATAAGATGACTTCCTCATATCCCTGCGTCGTCATTGTCGAAAAATAAGATGACTTCCTCATATCCCTGCAAAAAAGGTATCTGTTTTTTAACATCCTTCTTTGCTGAGGCTGCCCCGTGAGGCAGCGAGCATATGGGCCAAGAGCCGAAAGCAGCTCTTATACTGGCTGCATCTAATTCGCCTTCAGATAAAATAAATCTTTTACCTGTAGATGGAAATTTATGTTGACCGAAAAACGTGTCTGTTGGTTCTCCTTCGTAAAAGAAATCCTTCGACTTAGTTTTTACTTTAAAGCCTTTTAATATTCCATCTATAGTATAATAAGGAAACCTTAAAGTTTCACCATCTCTATAAATTTTATAGAATTCGTTTGTTTCTTCATCTATATTTCGTTTAGATAATCTTTGAGCAGAACCTTTAAATGAAACACTAGAAGTCATTTTATGCTTGTGATAATTATCGTCAGTAGTTGTAATGTTTTGACAAACAAAACAGTAGGTATGACCGTCGCTATATAAACTATTGCCATCACTTGATCCGCATTGAGAACAGGCAAGATGCCTGATAAACTCACTTTCCATTACGTTAGCCAACTAATAGGAATATCAGTAAATTGACAATGTTTTATATTATGTTTGTCGCACCACATGGCATAAGTTGTTTTTGATTTTTTGCTGATACGATTGTTTTCGTTTTGAAATACCATGCGGATATCAACCTGTGGATTTTGCTCAATTATGTTTTTAGTTTTGCGGCGATCTGCTGCTGACCAATAACCCTTTGTTTCTAAAAAAATACCGTTTGCTAAATGAAAATCTGGTAGGTAGAAATGTTGTATTTGATATGGGATTCTGTGATCTTCATATTCATACTTAACGCCCAGATTACATAACAAATCTGATACTCTTTCTTCTAATCTTGACCTGAACATTAGAAGTCATCGTCAATAGAAGAAGGCGAACCAGTTCCAACTAATTCAACATTTGGATCTTGTGATTTATACCCTTGACATTTACCAAATAATTCGGCAACTTCCGTTTCATCTAAATCACCAGAATCAATACCAGCTTTTGATTCAATGCTTACTACTTGTATCCCAGCAATTTTTAATGACGTGCCAAATGTCTGACCATCTTTTAAAACGTAGGGTCTTTGTGTAAATCCTATTTTTACCTTTGATCCTTCGTATAAAGGTGTGGCTTTATCTCGAATAATTACTCCCTCTGAGTCTACAATAGGCGGTTCATTGCCTTCTTTCCAACTAAACTTAATTGCATATTTACCTGGACGGTTTGGCTCTTCCTCCCATGGCTCAGGTTTTGCTACTGATCTCTTTGGTGATGCGACTTTTGAAAGGCACCACTTAACACAGTCTTCGCGTTCTTCTTCTAGACGATCAATAATATCTTGATCTACTATTGCTCTTAATGTATAACCAAACTTGCCAGGTTTCATGACAGCTTGAAAGCCTTCTAATGTAACTGGTGATGGTGTTGTGTGTATTGTTCTAGACATTTAATTGGGTGAATAAATTAGTAATTAACAAAAAAAGTATTTAGATTTAATAACATCTTTTACGTTAAAATCTCCTATAATTGGTGGCGGTGTTTCTGCGTTTATTTGTTTAGCAAAATCGTTTAATACATCATTAGATGTAAAAATCTCTGCGTAAGTTTCCCTTACGTTTTTAGCTAGTTGTTCCATATCTGTTGCTCTACAGAGAACAGAATCATGTATCAAAGCTATTGGTTTATCTCCCCATCTTTTTATCAATAAATGTAAAAGAGAGGAGTCTAGGCTGTGGATAAAATTAGGACAAGTTGCGTTCTTATGGTGTGCAACATCGACTTGATTTGTATCTCCTGTTGCGACTCTTAGCTGACAACGGCCTAACAGTTGTAGGTCCATTGTTACAAATTTCTTTTTCATCAACCGTTGCGTCACAACAAAACCAGATGGAGTAGTCCATCGCAGCTCTGTTGCTCCGCGTTTAAATGCTTTACCAACTTCAAGATCAATCCATTTTAAAACTTGCAAAGGTCCAGGCAAAACCTCATTCATTGCTTTGGTCATTGCCTTTGTACATTGCGATAATTCCTCTTTAGAAATCTCAATGCCTTTTTCTTTAAAGGCTTGTTTGATGTAGGCTTTTCGGCTCCACTCTTTTGCTGCATAGCAGATTGTCATGACAGCTCTTTTGACAATTTTTCTATCCCAGTTAGGTTTTAATCTTTCTGGTATGTCATCACGAGCTGCATCTGCTACGGCTTTATACGCATCCTGTGGTTTATCGCTTGGAATAACATTGACCATCTTGGCGGCTAAATGGTCTTTGCTAATCGTGGATAAAATTTGTATTCCAGAACAGGTGGCATCAATACCACAAGGTATGGATGTTGTTTTTCTATCTTTTTTTATACAGCATCTGTAGTATTCCTCTGCCAAAGCAAGGAAACACCATGGTTCTTCGGCTGCCTCCCACATCGTTAAATTACGAATTGGATCTGTGGCAACGTCTGTGATGTAACCCTCGTGACTATCAACCCAATCGATGCGTTCTTCCATCGTTGATTTGTCTAGTCCATACGCTGTAGCAAGAGATATTTTTAGCCATTTCTCACCATTACTGTCCAAGTGCACAGGTTGGCTAAACTTTAAAAGGCTCTTGCCAAAGTCGCTGTCCTGAGGATGCAGCAGGGATGGAATGCTGTACGCACGTCCTCTGTAATCTAGATTCCAACACAGAAAAAACTCTGGGTAAACCTGTCCATTTGCGTAACTAAACCGCTTAATCATCTCTAAAATCTGCCGAGTTCGGCATGATCTACGGAAGACGTGGTTTTGTTCGTTTAGTGCTTTTGCTGTATCAATGCAATATCTTTTCTTAGCTATTTCATTGGTCGCAATATCGTAAGGTTTGTTGGGTAGAACCACTTCATAAGCGGGAACAAACTTACCAACAACACGCCCAAGCTTTTCTAATTCTTGGGCTGTTTCGCAAGTAAACGAGTTAAGGACAAATCCTGTCTTTTGAATTGTGTTTACAAAGTCATAAACAGTCTTTCCCTGTATAGGTAAGGGTGTCCCGTTTCTGACAAATTTATGTGATCTTTTGACTTCATTTAGCAAATAACCTCCATCATCTGTGGGCGTCCAATCGTTAGGTTTTACGAGCATTGGAAAGGCTAAAGGTGCATATAATTCTGCCTCTTTCATTACCTTGTCTTTTATGTCTAAAAACTCTGGAGTTGGTAACAAATTCAAATGAGTTCGTTTACCAACACGCACTGAGTTTTTCATAAACCAGCCGGAACATTGAGTGACGGTATCTAATAACCAAACACCCAATTTAATTTGAGTTTTTGTACCCCAAGATTGCCAAGGTTGAACCTTGCAGCGATTCATCATGGTACGAATTACAACAAATTTTTGGTGGGTTCCAATTGCGTTGTGCCAATACTTTTCTTTTAAGGATTTCATTAAACCAGGAGCACATTTTTGATAATGAATCATTTGTGCTTCTTGCTCGATAGCCTGACCTATGGCCTGGCAAATCCCTGTAATTCGATTGCTGTTTTGTTTGTAACTAAAAACGCGATCAAAGATAATTTTGCAAGCGATAGTTCCAGCCGCAATAGGTTCAACATCATTGAGATATTTGCGTATCTCTTTGAAACTGACTCCGTTGTAGCCTCTCTTAGCTCTTGCAGATGTTCTTTCTAAATGTTCAACAACGAGGGGCAAAAGTGTATCGATGCTTGTGACTCCGACAACAGAAGCGGAATAATATTCCTTTTCTTTTAATTTCCTGTCGTTGTTTTTTAAGTTAGTTTTACCAAGCTTAATTGCAGCTTTCTCAAGATTAATTTCTGCCTCAACTAATTGCGGTGATGCCATAAAAAATAACGCACTGGATTGTATATATGGACTAGTGCTTAAGTGCACATGTTAGTTGTTGGTTGTTATCTTAGATATTTTCTATGACCTGTGCACGCATGCACAATGGAAGCACAAGAACCTAAAACCAACGCGTCTACCAATTCCGCCAGGTGGGCCAATGGATCTCGAAGAATCCAGAGAGCTATACGGTTGAGGGAGCCTAGCAAAAACCTAGTGTTTTCGTAGGCTTTCCCAACCAATGGATACGCTGCATTGATCATATTCGATCAATCGCGTCTTGCAAACTCTTATCTGAAGTATCAGCATACCTCAGCGTTGTATTGATGTTTGCGTGTCCCATCATCTTTTGTATCTTTCTCATCGAGATATCACCCTCGACGCCAAAGTGTCCAAAAGAATGTCTTAAACAGTGGAAGCAATATCCCTCATCAAAGTTTAAATATCTTTGAATAATATTTTTAAATGATCTGGTAAGAGAGTGTCTTGATTTCCAATCGTCTTTAAATAAATAATCATTTGGTCCTTTGTTTTCTATTCTTTCAGCGATCAAATCTTTAATCCTTCTATGAATAGGAACACTACGATATTTACCAGGCTTTGTTGTGTTGTCTGGTCTATCGCCTAGATGAAATTGATTGAAAGCTAAATCAACATCTTTAACTTTTAGTTTTAACAATTCACCTTGCCTCATGCCTGAATATGCAGCAGCTAATGTGATATCACCTAGCGGCTTATTACCATATTCTTGATATGCAATTTTGGCTATCAGTTCTACCTGTTCTTTTGTGTAAAACTTTCGCTTTGGTTCAAATTTATTTTTCCTACGTTTAAAACGTGGAACTTGGAAATCAATTACTTCCATGTCATAAGCAAACTTTAATACAGTTGAAACTGCAGAAGTTTTCTTATTAATAGTGTCATCACAAATACCTGTATCTTCTAGCATTAACTGCCAATCGATCATTAGTTTTTTTGTGATGTTTTTTGCAGGGAATGAATAACCAAAGTCTTTAACGAAATGTCCACTGTTAATCATTGCAGCCTTACGACCGCCGCCTGATCTCCAAGTGTCTAATTTATTTAAAGCTAAGTCTCTTAATTCCCCAAAAGTAGCATTGGGATTACTCATTTAGGATGCGTTTAATTTGAGTAGCTAATCGCCGTCCTTTCTCTGTAAGAGTTAAAATAGAACGTCGTCTGTTTGTGCGGTCTTGTTCTTTCCTTATTAAGTCAAGTCCTGGCTTTCTTAATCTGTGCATTTCAGATAAGAAATCAGTATTACGAGAACCGCTTGAAGTTGATAAATCTAGATACTCTTCCATTGCTTGTTTGTGACATCCATCGTGGGAAGCTACATATAAAAAGCAACTTACAGCGATGGGTGTGATGTCATCATCTAGCAGTCTGAGTAAATCATTTATCCTTAATATTCTATCCACATCTGCACAAGTTAGGGTCTTTTGTAACGGAATCATTTAATTAATACCGCTTAAAAACAGTAACTATAATTATGCTAAATATACTAGCTCGATTTTTATTCTGTAAATGTGGATATGAAGTGTGTTGCGAGACTTGTTTACATACATGTCCCACAATGGATAGGTTTGTAGCTTATCGCAATGTAGGGGTTCATACCCTATATATAGTGGACCAAATGAAAATAGTGTCATGATGCCCGCTAAATCAGTAATCAATAGCTCCTAGATGCACAGGTATACTATCATTTTTTGTTAATAAAATATACGTCATGCATTAATTGCTCTTGTATTAATGCAATTAATTCAGTTCTGCATGTATTACTTGTTACTTCATTCACAAGTTTATTAACTTTTGTTTCAGTTGTAGTTTTGGTCATCAATGATGCTATCGCAATTTATGTGATGTGTTTCGTTATGGGTAACTACGCAAATCGTAGTGTTCTCCTGGGAAAACAGTTTTTTTACTTTTGTTTTAGCAGCGTATGGTTTTTGATAAACGTGCTCTTTTATTTTGAATTTGCCGTTTAATTCAGATTCCTCTCTGATTAAGCAACACACCGATGAAGGCAGCTCCCACCCTTCACATTTCCAAAGCATGAATTCCATGAAATCAATCTCTTTGAAAAAACTTGAAGGTGCCGCTTCATACTCTGCCCAATTATTTGGGTAATATTTTTTCTTTTTTTTCATTTAGTTGTACGTCAGCGAGCAAGCTGTTTGTATCTTTGCAATATTTCAAAGCGGTCCATGCCGCTAGCTCGTCATCCTCAGCTAATAAATAAAAATAACCTTTGGATGTTGAGATCTTGTATTCATTTAGCAATCTTCCAATCGTTTTGCTATGGATTCACCTATCTGTCCCCCTTTACGTTGACTAAAAGCGTTTACCCATCCATTTACTAACCATCCCATTACTGGAATAGATGAAACAGTTGGACTTGCAGCCGCACTTAAAGTAGATCCTGTTAGGCGTCCTTGTTGGTTTCCTTGAATGCCTGCTTTTAAGCATGCCAATTCTTTTTCAGTTAAACCGCCTTTGCTTTGGGTATATAACTCAGAGTTAATTGTGTAATCTCTCGATGTTGTTATAAGTTTTTCTCTTTTTCCAAATCCCACTGGTACAGCCTGCGTCCTTGTCTCTTGCATGATCAATGGATCATTAGCTCGATAGTTAACGCGGTAGCCCTGGTGAGTGGCTTCAATGTTGTAACTGGTATATTCTCCAATCTTGGGAATATTGATTTGTGGTAGTGACGATGTACGCTTTAACGATGAACCAAATATCAATATGTTAGATAGTCCTAGTAAAGCAGCAAATAATATAAACCACTTTTGCTGTTCATCTTTTCTCATTCTTCTTCGATAGTTAAATCTCCGTGATATATGTGAAATGCTTGTGAAAACAAGCAACGCCCAGGAAAGGAATCGAACCTTTTCTCCAACCGTGCTGGGCTGGGCTTATATGGGCTAGCCACCGCCCAATGCCATGTAGTTAATGTGTTGGTACTGTTGTTTTTATGTAAGTAAAAAAGCTATCAAGTTGGCTGGTTTTTAATAGCTTGATATTTAATACTTGGCATAAAGTACCAAACCTTAGTAAGTCGATTCTTTTTGAGGTTAATAGCTGGTATAGATAAGGTCTACCAACTCCTAACTCTTGTGCAATCTCCCTAGCAAGTACTCTTTGTTTCTTGCGGTCGAATGCTCTTATTAAAGAATCAGTGTCATTATCCGTCAGGGTTACATATGGGTTTGTATGTTTTTCACCTAACGGATATGTAATGGAAGCCATTAGAACAAAAGTGCACAAGTTGTAGTTACTAATAAAAGTATAAACAATACTCGCTGCTTTTGTGAGAAGTCTTTGTTACTTTCTTTATAAAGTTTAAGACTTAAAGCATCAACAGCTTGACACTCCATAGCAGCTCCAATAATTTCATCTTTACTGCTACGTTCAGTGATGGTTAACAATGGTTTTTGATGGTTGTTGTTCATCAATTTCCTGTACTGGGTGGTAAGTTTTCTCACTAATTTGTCTTAATGAGTATTCTTTAACGTCCTTGACTATTTCACGGCAACGTGCTCTTTCTTTTGGTGAAAGTTCTTTGCCATGTTTAGCTAATTGATCAAGAGCTAACATAATTAAGCCCCTATCTTTTGACGTTGTAGATGTGAGATTCATTAGATAAATTAAAGAAAAAAAGTAAGAGGGTTTGCACCTCTTAGACAGCCTCGCAAGGCTGTGAAAGAGAAACAGTTAACCCACTCTCTTTGTCCAGGTCAAGGCACGCTCAGCGTCCTTGAAATCTTCTTCTCCCAGGTGTTCAAATAAATACCTATGTCGTAAGAAGTGTTCTTGCTTTTCAGAAAGAACTCCCGTGTTTCTCCACTCTTTAATAATTGAGTGAATTGTCCATAAGTAACCCATCGAAATAAAACACCTTGATGTTTGTGAGAAGATAAGAGAATCGTATGATTCCCCCGTGAAACCTTTAATTAAATAAAGGCTTCATGTGGGCGTCATTGGTATCTTTTATCAATTGGATTAATTAAGTCGTCAACCTCGTTAAAAATCCAATCGTCAAGGTGTTTGGCTGTAATTTGTTGAGATCTTTTAGCATTAATGCCAGTATCTAAACGATCAGAGAATAATTTAATCCTCCTCATTACGTCCTTGTGGTCAATCATTAGTGGCTAATACGCGGGCCTCAGTGGCTCCGCAATACAAGACCGGGGAATTGCACCCCGTAAGCCCTTTTGGCGTCTTGTAGTCCCTCTAAGTGTGCTTAGGTGGACAAGTTGGGTATTCAAGCTTCTGGTGCTATAAGGTCGGCTGCTTTCTTTGCATCACGCAAAACTTTAAAAAGTATTTTGTGATCCTCTTTCAAAACAGAAATCCAGTTATCTAGATATGCTGCGTGGTTCTGCATATCGGACCCAATTTTTAAGCGATAAGCAACTATTACCGCACCAAACTCGGCACGTAGTTCTTCGATCGCGTAGTCTTTGGAACCGAAAGCGTTGCCTAGCTTTCTATCTAGTCTCGATTTATGCCCGGTTGAGTGAATCTGTTCATGAGCCAGTGTGGCTAGATAAGCCTCGATGCTTGTGAACGATTCTTTATCGGGCATCCGTATTTTGTCCTCAAGTGATGAGTAGCATGCTCTAGTTCCACCATGTAAAACTTTTACTTCCCAACTGTTCAAGATCTTTTCTGCTTT